ATGGCGCTCCCCTACCTGTTCGAGTTCTGGGCGCATGACCACCAGCTGCCTCCCGAGGGGGACTGGCGGTCCTGGGTGATCCTGGGCGGGCGCGGTGCCGGCAAGACGCGGGCCGGGGCGGAATGGGTGCGCCGCATGGTCGAGGGGGCGAAGCCGCTGGACCCCGGGCGCTGCCGCCGGCTTGCGCTGGTGGGCGAGACGCTGGACCAGGCGCGCGAGGTGATGATCTTCGGCGACAGCGGGATCATGGCCTGCTCGCCGCCCGATCGCAAACCCAGCTGGGTCTCGACCCGGCGCTGCCTTGTCTGGCCGAACGGGGCCGAGGCGATGGTGTTCTCGGCGCATGATCCCGAAAGCCTGCGCGGGCCGCAATTCGACGGCGCCTGGGTGGACGAGCTGGCCAAATGGAAGAAGGCGCAGGAGACCTGGGACATGCTGCAGTTCGGGCTGCGGCTGGGCGATGATCCGCGGGTCTGCGTGACCACCACGCCGCGCAATGTCGCGGTGCTGAAAGCGCTGCTGGAGCTGCCCTCGACCGTGGTGACGCGGGCGCCGACCGAGGCCAACCGCGCCAACCTGGCGGCGTCCTTCCTGTCCGAGGTGCGGGCGCGCTACGCGGGCTCGCGGCTGGGGCTGCAGGAGCTGGACGGGATCCTGCTGGACGAGATCGACGGCGCGCTGTGGTCGCGCGAGGGGCTGGTGGCCTGCCGCAGCGGGCCGGTGCCGGAGCTGACTCGCGTGGTCGTGGCGGTCGACCCGCCGGCCGGGGCCAGCACCGGCGCGGATGCCTGCGGCATCGTGGTGGCCGGCGTGGTGGCCCACGGTCCGCCGCAGGAGTGGCGGGCCTACGTGCTGGAGGATGCCAGCGTGCAGGGCTGCTCGCCCGCGGGCTGGGCCGCGGCGGCGGTGGCCGCCGCGCGACGCTGGCAGGCCGAGCGGGTGGTGGCCGAGGTCAACCAGGGCGGCGCCATGGTCGAAGCCGTGCTGCGCCAGGTCGACCCGCTGCTGCCCATGCGCTTGGTCCACGCGACGCGCGGCAAGGCGGCGCGCGCCGAGCCGGTGGCCGCGCTCTACGAGCAGGGCCGGGTGTGGCACGGGCCGGGGCTGGACGCGCTCGAGGCGCAGATGTGCCTGATGACGCAGGGCGGTTTCGAGGGCGCGGGCAGCCCGGACCGGGTGGATGCGCTGGTCTGGGCGCTGACCGAGCTGATGATCGAGCCGGCAGCACGCTGGCAGCAGCCGAAACTGCGGGTGCTGGGATGAACCGGCCGGTCTGCGTGGCGGGCGCTGGAGGGGGCGCTGCCCCCGCCCTGCGGGCCCCCCGGAGTATTTTCGGAAAGATGAAAGGGTCTTTGGGCTTGGTTGGGCTGGCGGTTGGTTTGGTTGGGAAGGCGTTTGTGCAGTGGCGGGTTTTCTGCGTGCGGGTGTGGCGGGGTCTACTTTGTGCACCTTCGGCGGATTCATTTTTCGTGCACCTTCGGTGGCTTCGTTTTTGTGCACCTTTGGTGCAACACCCACCGCGCGGTGCCGTGAACCCGCGTTAATCCGCGCCGCCTAGGGTGTTTTTCAACGTCGGGGGACGGCCCCGTCACCACGGTCAGACAGGAGCGAGCTGGATGGTTTTCGATTTTCTGCGGCAGCGCGGCGATGCGGGCGGGGCGCCGGAAGGCAAGGCATCTGCGACCGGGCCTCTGGTGGCGCATGTCAGCGCGGGGCACGTGGCCTGGAGCCCGCGGGACACCGTCTCGCTCACCCGGCAGGCCTTTACCGGCAACCCGGTGGGGTTTCGCGCGGTCAAGCTGATCGCCGAGGCCGCCGCCGCGCTGCCGCTGGTGCTGCAGAGCCCCGAGACGCGGTTCTCCGATCATCCGCTTCTGCGCCTGATCGGGGCGCCCAACGGGGTGCAGGGGCGGGCCGAACTGTTCGAGGCGCTCTATAGCCAGCTGCTCTTGTCGGGGGACGGCTATGTCGAGGCGGTCGCGGGCGCGACCGGGCTGCCGCTGGAGCTGCACGTTCTGCGCTCGGACCGGATGCGGGTGGTGCCCGGGGCTGATGGCTGGCCCGTGGCCTATACCTACAGCGTCGGCGCGCGCAGCCATCGCTTCGACATGAGCGGGCCGGTGGCGCCCATCTGCCACGTCAAGGCCTTCCACCCGCAGGACGACCATTACGGGCTGTCGCCGCTGCAGGCGGCGGCGCAGGCGGTGGACGTGCATAACAGCGCCTCGCGCTGGTCCAAGGGGCTGTTGGACAACGCGGCGCGGCCCTCGGGCGCGATCGTCTGGAAAGGGGCCGAGGGCCAGGGCCAGCTGTCGGCCGAGCAATATGACCGGCTGGTGGTCGAGATGGAGAGCCATCACCAGGGTGCGCGCAATGCTGGCCGGCCGATGCTGCTGGAAGGCGGGCTGGACTGGAAACCGATGGGCTTCTCGCCCAGCGACATGGAGTTCCAGAAGACCAAGGAGGCGGCGGCGCGCGAGATCGCCGTGGCCTTCGGCGTGCCGCCCATGCTGCTTGGAATCCCGGGCGAGGCGACCTATGCCAATTACGCCGAGGCGCACCGCGCCTTCTATCGCCAGACCGTGCTGCCGCTGGCCACCAAGGTGACGGCGCAGGTGGGCCGCTGGCTGGCCGCGCACACGGGCGAGGACGTGGCGCTGGGTCCCGACCTGGACCAGGTGCCGGCGCTGGCGGCCGAGCGCGATGCGCAATGGTCGCGCGTGGCCGGCGCCGATTTCCTGACCGCGGCCGAGAAGCGGCGCATGCTGGGCCTGCCGGCGCTGGCCGAGGAGGCGGGCGGTGACTGAGCCGCGCGCGCGCCACGAGAGCTTTGCCTGCGCGCCGGGCCTGCGGCTGGAGGCGCATGAGCGGCTGAGCAGCCTGCAATTCGCCGCGCTCGACGACAAGCTGGCGCGCCTCGAGGCGCTGCTGGAGCGGCTGGAACGGCGGCTGTGGCTGACCGTCTACGGCGTGGCCGGGGTGATCCTGGCCGAGGCCTTCCAGGGCTTGATGAACGCGGCGCCGTAACGCGCCGGAACAAGGGGATTTTCCATGGATCTTGAGCACAAGTTCTGCCGGCTGGGCGCCGATGTGACGGTGAAGGACGGCACGATCATCGAGGGCTATGCCTCGCTCTTCGGGACGGTGGACCAGGGGGGCGATATCGTCTCGAAGGGCGCCTATGCACGCTCGCTGCGCCGGATGATCGACGAGGGGCGCGCGGTGAAGATGCTGTGGCAGCACGACCCGGCGCAGCCGATCGGGCTGTGGGACACGGTCTGCGAGGATGCGCGCGGCCTTTACGTCAAGGGCCGGCTGCTGGACAGCGTCGCCCGCGGCCGCGAGGCAGCCGCGCTGATCGCGGCGGGCGCGATCGACGGGCTGTCGATCGGCTATCGCACCGTGACGGCCGCGAAGAACGACAAGGGCCAGAGGCTCTTGCACGAGCTGGAGCTTTGGGAGGTGTCGCTGGTGACCTTTCCGATGCTGCCCAGTGCGCGGGTGGCCTCGAAGGGCGAGAGCCCGGTCGAGGACGGCCTGCGTGACCTGGCGGAGACCCTCGAAGGGCTGCGCCGCAACCTGGCGGGCGGCTGACGCGCGCCACTCATGAGGGAAACGACGATGAGCACAGCCGAGACCAAGTCTCGGACCGGGGAAGATGCGTCTCCGGTCGCCCGGGTGAGTGCCGCGATGGCGGGACTGGTCGGGGATTTCAAGGCCTTGCAGGCCGATCTTCAAGACAGACTTCAGAAACAGGAAGAGCGACTGACCATGCTGGATCACAAGACCGCCCGTGCGGGCCGCCCCGTGCTTTCGACCTCGGCCGAGGTGGAGGCGCCCCACCAGAAGGCGTTCGACGCCTACCTGCGTTCCGGCGACGATGCCGGGCTGCGTGGGCTCGAGATGGAGGGCAAGGCCATGTCGACGCAGGTGAACTCGGATGGCGGCTATCTCGTCGACCCGGTCACCGCCGACAGCATCAAGTCGGTACTGGCCGCCACCGCCTCGATCCGCGCGATCTCGAACGTGGTCAATGTCGAGGCCTCGGCCTTCGACGTGCTGATCGACCGCAACGATACCGGCGCGGGCTGGGCGGACGAGACCTCGGCCACGACCGAGACGGGCACGCCGGGGATCGAGCGCATCTCGATCGCGCTCTACGAGCTGAACGCGCTGCCCAAGGTGTCGCAGCGGCTGCTGGATGACAGCGCCTTCGACGTGGAGGCCTGGCTGGCGGGCCGCATCGCCGACAAGTTCGCCCGGGCCGAGGCCGCGGCCTTTGTCAGCGGTGACGGCAATGACAAGCCGCGCGGTTTCCTCGATCATCCCACGGTGGACAATGCCAGCTGGAGCTGGGGCAACCTGGGCAGCGTGAGTTCGACGCTGGGCACCGATTTCGCCGGCGGCGACGACCTGATCGAGCTGGTCTACACGCTGGGTGCGCGCTACCGCGCCAACGCGACCTTCGTGATGAACTCCAAGACCGCGGGCGCGCTGCGCAAGCTCAAGGACAGCGACGGGCGCCACCTGTGGAGCGACGGGTTCGCCTCGGGCGAGCCGGCGCGGCTGCTGGGCTACCCGGTGCTGATCGCCGAGGACATGCCCGACATTGCCGACGGGGCCAGCCCGATCGCCTTCGGGGATTTCTCGGCCGGCTACACCATCGCCGAGCGTCCCGACCTGCGCGTGCTGCGCGACCCGTTCAGCGCCAAGCCGCATGTGCTGTTCTACGCCACCAAGCGCGTGGGCGGCGATGTCAGCGACTTCGCGGCGATCAAGCTGCTGAGCTGCGTGGCCGCGTAAGGCGGCGCGGCCTTGGGGGGGCGGTGCGCCGCCCCCCGTCGGGTCTGTGCCGGTGGCGGCTGCCGGGGGTGCCCGGGCGGATCATGGCGGCGCGACGGGCCCGGGGACATCCGCGGGGCGGGTCAGGATTTCGGAGAAGAAACATGATGTTGGTCGAAGAAACTCAGGTGCCCGAGGCGGCGCTTCCGGTCGAGGCGCTGAAGCGGCACCTGCGGCTGGGCAGCGGCTTTGCCGAGGATGACGTGCAGGAGGCCGTGCTGGGCTCGTTCCTGCGGGCCGCCCTGGCCGCGATCGAGGCGCGCACCGGCAAGGCGCTGATCACGCGGGGTTTCCTGGCCACGTTCAGCACCTGGCGCGACATGACCGGGCAGGTCCTGCCGGTGGCGCCGGTCACCGCCGTGACCGAGTTGACCATCGTGGACCGGTTCGGCGGCGCCACGCAGATCGCGCCCGGCGCCTACCGGTTGCAGCCCGACAGCTTTGCGCCGCGGTTGGTGCCGCAGGCGAGCTACCTGCCCAGCATCCCCGAGGGGGGCGCGGCCGAGATCCGTTTCGAGGCGGGCTATGGCGCCGCGTTCGACGCGCTGCCGGACGACCTGAAACAGGCCGTGCTGCTGCTGGCCGCGCATTACTACGAGTATCGCGACGAGACCGCGCTGAGCGAGGGCTGCATGCCCTTCGGCGTCACCAGCCTGATCGCGCGCTACCGTCCCGTGCGGCTGGGGCTGGGCGCATGAGCGGGGCGCGTCTCAACCGGCAACTGGTGCTGGAGCACGCGGTGCGCAGCAGCGACGGCGCCGGCGGGTTCACCGAGAGCTGGACCGCGCTCGGCACGCTCTGGGCCGAGATCACACCGCGCAGCGGGCGGCTGGCCAATGGCGAGACCGGCGCCGTCTCGGTCGGCGGGTTCCGGATCCGCGTGCGCGGCGCGCCCGTGGGCCAGTCGAACCGGCCGGAGCCGGGGCAGCGCTTCCGCATGGCGGGACGGATCTTCCGCATCGAGGCGGTGACCGAGGACGAGCCGCGCGGCCTGTACCTGATCTGCCACTGCGAAGAGGAGGTCGCGGCATGACCTATGCCCTGTCCGGACCGCTGCAGGCGGCCGTCTATGCCCGGCTCAGCGGCGATGCGGCGCTGGATGCGCTGGTTGGAGACCATGTCTATGACGCACTGCCGGCGGGCCCGCTGCCCGCGCTCTACGTGGCGCTCGGCCCCGAGCGGGTGCGCGATGCCAGCGATGGCAGCGATGGCGGCGCGCTGCATGATTTCATCGTCTCGGTGGTGACCGGCAGCGCGGGGTTCCAAGGCGCCAAGCAGGCGGCCGCGGCGATCAGCGATGCGCTCTGCGGTGCCGAGATGACGCTGAGCCGCGGCCAGGTGGTGGGGCTGTGGTTTCTCAAGGCCAAGGCCGCGCGCGAGACGGGCGGGCTCAGGCGCATCGACCTGACCTTCCGCGCCCGCGTGGAGGACAGCGCCGCGGCCTGATCCGCGGCGGCACGATCACGACACGGGCGCGGCCCGGATCCCAGCGAAGGAGTTTCAAGATGGGTGCTCAGAACGGCAAGGATCTTCTGATCAAGGTGGACCTGACCGGCGACGGACAGTTCCGGACGATGGCGGGGCTGCGCGCGACGCGCGTCAGCTTCAACGCAGAACAGGTGGACGTGACCACGCTGGAAAGCCAGGGCGGCTGGCGCGAGCTGCTGGCCGGCGCCGGGGTCAAGACGGCCAGTATCTCGGGCTCGGGCGTGTTCAAGGATGACGACACGGACGAGCGCGCGCGCCAGATCTTCTTTGACGGCGAGACGCCGGATTTCCAGGTCATCATCCCCGATTTCGGCACCGTCGAGGGGCCGTTTCAGGTGGCCAGCATCGAATATGCCGGCTCGCATAACGGCGAGGCGACCTACGAGCTCTCGCTGGCCTCGGCGGGCGAGCTGCAATTCGTCGCGGTGCCGGTGGCCTGATGGTCAATCCGTGGCGGGGAGACGTGGCGCTGACCATCGATGGCGAGCGCCACGTCATGCGGCTGACGCTGGGCGCGCTGGCCGAGCTGGAGGCCGGGCTGGAGCGCGGCTCGCTGGTGGAGCTGGTGCAGCGCTTCGAGGCGGGCGGTTTCAGCACGCGCGACGTGCTGGCGCTGATCGTGGCGGGCTTGCGCGGCGGCGGCTGGCAGGGCCGGGCGCCGGACCTGCTGTCGGCCGAGATCGAGGGCGGGCCGATGGCCGCGGCCCGGGCGGCGGCCGAGCTGCTGGCGCGGGCCTTCATGCTGCCGGAGACGGGCGATGGCGGGGTTTGACTGGCCGTCGCTGATGCGGGCGGGGATGCGCGGGCTGGGGCTGCGGCCCCACGAGTTCTGGGCGCTGACCCCGGCCGAGTTGCAGCTGCTCCTGGGCGAGGGCTCGGGCGCGGCACCGATGGGACGGTCGCGGCTCGACGAGCTGATGGCGGCCTTTCCCGATCCACAGGGAGGTGAGGCGGAATGAGCGAGACCGAGATGATCGAGGCGCTGGATGACGAGGTTGCCGCGCTCGAGACGTCGCTGGGCGGCGCGGTGGGCATGGCGGCGCAGTTCGATGCCGAGCTGAAGCGCATCCACGAGACGTTTTCGGCCACGGGACGCGGTGCGGCCCGGCTGGAGGCGACGCTGAGCCGCGGCGTGGCGCGCGCCATCGACGGGGTGGTGCTGGACGGCATGAAACTGTCGGACGCACTGCAGACCGTGGCGCAGTCGATGATCGACGCGGCGTGGAAGGCAGCGGTCAAGCCGGTGGCCGACCACGTGGGTGGCATGCTGGCGGGCGGTGTCTCGGCGGTGTTCGGCGGGCTGTCACCCTTCGCCTATGGCGGGTCCTTCGTACAGGGGCGCGTGATGCCCTTTGCCAATGGCGGTGTCGTATTGGGGCCGACCACGTTCCCGATGCGCGGCGGCACAGGGCTGATGGGCGAGGCGGGGCCCGAGGCGATCATGCCGTTGAGCCGCGGCCCGGACGGCAAGCTGGGCGTGCGCGCGCAAGGCGGCGGCCAGCCGGTCACCGTGGTGATGAACGTGCAGACCCCGGATGTGGCCGGGTTCCAGCGCAGCCAGAGCCAGATCGCCGCCCGCATGAGCCAGGCGCTGAGCCGTGGCGCGCGCAATCGCTGATAGGAGGATGGCATGGCCTTTCACGAGGTGAGATTTCCCGCCGACCTGAGCTTTGGCTCGGTGGGCGGGCCCGAGCGGCGCACGGATATCGTGGCGCTGACCAGCGGGTTCGAGGAGCGCAACACGCCCTGGGCCCATTCGCGGCGGCGCTACGATGCCGGGCTTGGGCTGCGCTCGCTCGACGATGTCGCGGCGCTGATCGCCTTCTTCGAGGCGCGGCAGGGCCAGCTTTACGGCTTCCGCTGGAAGGACTGGGCCGACTACAAGTCGTGCAAACCCTCGCGCAAGCCGGAACCCACCGACCAGGTGATCGCGCGGGGGGACGGGGTCACGCGCAGCTTTCCCCTGATCAAGACCTACCGCTCGGGCGCGCAGGTTTATGCCAGGCCCATTGCCAAGCCGGTGGCGGGCAGCGTCACCGCGGCGGTGCAGAATGTCGAGATGCGCGAGGGTGTGCATTTCGAGATCGCGCCCGGCAGCGGTGTCATCACCTTCGCCGAGCCGCCGCTGGCGCAGGCCGAGATCACCGCCGGCTATGAGTTCGATGTGCCGGTGCGCTTCGACACCGACCGGATCAATGTCAGCGTGGCAAGCTTTCGGGCCGGACAGGTGCCGGACGTGCCGGTGATGGAGGTGCGGCTGTGACAGGACAGGAGGCGCTGCATGACCACCTCGCGACCGGGCAGACCACGGTCGCGCGGGCCTGGGCCGTGACGCGTACCGACGGGGTGCGCTACGGCTTTACCGATCACGACCGGGACCTGGTCTTTGACGGGATTACCTTTCGCGCCGATACCGGCCTGTCGGCGCGCGCGCTCAGCCAGGCGACGGGCCTGTCGGTGGACAATACCGAGGCGATGGGCGCGCTGAGCGATGCCGCGATCCGCGAGGAGGATATCGCCGCGGGCCGCTTCGACGGGGCCGAGGTGGTGGCCTGGCTGGTCAACTGGGCCGATGTCACGGCGCGCCGGGTGATGTTCCGCGGTCATATCGGCGAGCTGCGCCGCGGCGCGGGCGCGTTCCATGCCGAGCTGCGCGGCCTGACCGAGACGCTGAACCGCCCCGTGGGACGGGCCTTCCAGAAACCCTGTACGGCGGTGCTGGGCGATGACAGCTGCCGCTTCGACCTCGACACGCCCGGCTATGTCCATACCGGCGCGTTGGAGGATGTGGAGGAGGGTCGGGTCTTCCTGTTCGGCCCGCTGCCGGGCTTCGAGCCGGGCTGGTTTCAACGCGGCCGGCTGGTGGTGCAGGACGGCGCCGCGCATGGGCTGAGCGGTGCGATCAAGCGCGACCGGTTCCGCGAAGATGGGCGGCGGGTGATCGAGATCTGGGAGCCGCTGCGCGCGCCGGTGGTGCCGGGTGACAGCGTGCGGATCGAGGCCGGCTGCGACAAGCGGTTCGAGACCTGCCGGCTGAAATTCAACAACCTTCTGAACTTCCAGGGCTTTCCCGACCTGCCGGAGGAGGACTGGGTGACGGTGCATCCCTCGCTGGCCCGGCGCAAGGACGGGGGGAGCCGGCGATGAGCCGGGTGGTCGACGTGGCGCGCGGCTGGATCGGCACGCCCTATGTGCACCAGGCCTCGGTCAAGGGGGCGGGCTGCGACTGCCTTGGGCTCTTGCGCGGGGTCTGGCGCGAGGTGATCGGCCCCGAGCCGGAACCCGTGCCGGCCTATAGCCGCGACTGGTCCGAGCCGCAGGGCGATGAACGGCTGTGGCGTGCGGGGTTGGAACATCTGCGTCCAAGGCCGCTGGACCGCGCGGCGCTGGGCGACGTGCTGCTGTTCCGGATGCGCGACGGTGCGGTGGCGAAACATGTGGGCATCCAGGCACGGATCGGCCCGGCGGCGAGTGTCATCCATGCCTATAGCGGGCACGGCGTGATCGAGAGCCCGCTGGGCCGGAGCTGGACCCGGCGGATCGTGGCACGGTTCGCGCTTCCAACGGAGAACGACTAATGGCGACTATCCTTCTCTCCGCGGCCGGTGCGGCCATCGGCTCGTCCATCGGCGGATCCTTCCTGGGCCTGTCGATGATGGCGGTGGGCCGCTTCGTCGGCGCCTCGGTCGGCCGGGCCATCGACCAGCGTCTGATGGGGCAGGGCTCCGAGACGGTGGAGACCGGCAAGATCGAGCGCTTCCGCCTGACCGGCGCGGGCGAGGGGGCGCCGATCGCGCAGGTCTATGGCCGGATGCGCGTCGGCGGGCACGTGATCTGGTCGACCGAGTTCCGCGAGCACGTCAAGACGCGGGGTGGTGGCGGCAAGGGCGCGCCCTCGCAGCCCGAGGTCAAGACCTACAGCTATTCGGTCAGCCTTGCGCTGGCGCTGTGCGAAGGCGAGATCACCGGCGTGCACCGGGTCTGGGCCGATGGGGCCGAGATCCCGCTGAGCGATCTGAACATGCGCGTGCATTACGGCACACCGGACCAGCTGCCCGATCCCAAGATGGAGGCGGTCGAGGGCGTGGGCCTGGTGCCTGCCTATCGCGGCACGGCCTATGTGGTGATCGAGGATCTCAGGCTGAAGGCCTATGGCAACCGCGTGCCGCAGTTCAGCTTCGAGGTGACGCGCCCCGACCTGTCCGAGGCAGATGTGCCCGCGCTGGTCGAGGGCGTCGCGATGATCCCCGGCACGGGCGAATATGCGCTGTCGACCAGCACGGTCTATAGCGGCACGACCAATATCGGCACGCTGGTCTTCGCGCCCGATCTTGCGAAGAAGAAGGTCGAGAACGTCAACACGCCGGGCGAGCTGCCCGACTTCGAGGTCTCGCTGAACCACCTGACCGAGGAGGCGCCCAATTGCCGGGCCGTGTCGCTGGTGGTCAGCTGGTTCGGCGATGACCTGCGCTGCGACCGCTGCACGATCCGGCCCAAGGTCGAGCAGACCGAGTTCGACGCCACCAAGGAGAAACACCGCTGGAGCGTCTCGGGGCTGACCCGCGCCGAGGCGCAGACCGTCCCGCGCGAGGCCGACCGCCCGGTCTATGGCGGCACGCCCAGCGATGCCTCGGTCATTCAGGCGATCCGGCGCATGAGCGAGCAGGGGCTCGAGGTTCTCTACTACCCGTTCATCCTGATGGATCAGATGCCGGGCAATGGCCGGACCGATCCTTGGACCGGCGCAGAGGACCAGCCGAAGCTGCCCTGGCGCGGGCACATCACCACCAGCGTGGCGCCGGGACGAGAGGACAGCCCGGACGGCACGCAGGCGGCCGAGGCCGAGGTCGCGGCCTTCTTCGGCACCGCCACGGCGGCGGATTTCGGCATCGGCAACAAGTCGGTCTCGTATAGCGGGCCGGAGGAGTGGAGCTTTTCGCGCTTCATCCTGCACCAGGCGGCGCTCTGCGCCGTGGCAGGCAACGTGACCGCCTTCTGCATCGGCACCGAGATGCGCAGCCTGACGCAGATCCGCGGCGCGGCGGGCTTTCCGGCCGTGCTGGCGCTGCGCGCGCTGGCGGCCGAATGCCGGGCCCTGCTGGGGCCGGAGGTCAAGATCGGTTATGCTGCGGACTGGTCGGAATATTTCGGCTATCACCCGCAGGACGGGTCGGGCGATCTGTACTTTCATCTCGATCCGCTCTGGGCCGATGACGAGATCGATTTCATCGGGATCGACAATTACATGCCGCTGTCGGATTGGCGCGAGGGCACGGAGCACGCGGATGCGCATTGGGGGGCGATCTACAACCCCGATTACCTGCGCGCCAATATCGAGGGCGGCGAGGGCTATGACTGGTATTACGAGACGCCAGAGGCGCGCGATGCGCAGCGCCGCGACCCGATCACCGATGACGCCCATGGCGAGCCCTGGGTCTGGCGCTACAAGGACATCCGAAACTGGTGGCAGAACCGCCATTTCGAGCGCATCGGCGGCGTGCGGCAGAAACTGCCTACCGACTGGCAGCCGCAGTCGAAACCGGTCTGGTTCACCGAGCTGGGCTGCGCCGCGGTGGACAAGGGCACGAACCAGCCCAACAAGTTCCTCGATCCCAAGAGCTCGGAATCGCAGTTGCCGCATTATTCCAACGGGTTGCGCGACGAGCTGATCCAGCGGCATTACCTGCAGGCGGTGCTGGGCTACTGGGGTGATCCGGGGGTGAACCCGGTCTCGGAGGTCTATGGCGGGCCGATGCTGGACATGTCGCGGGCCTTTGTCTGGGCCTGGGATGCGCGGCCCTACCCGTGGTTTCCCGGCAATGACGCGCTGTGGAGCGACGGGCCCAACTATCGCCGCGGACACTGGCTGAACGGGCGGATCTCGCATCGCAGCCTTGCCTCTGTGGTGCGCGAGATCTGCGCCCGGGTCGGCCTGACCGAGATCGACACCAGCCAGCTCTTGGGCACGGTGAAGGGCTATCTGGTACCGCATGTGGGCGACGCGCGGCAGGCGTTGCAGCCGCTGATGCTGGCACACGGGTTCGACGCGATCGAGCGGGACGGCAAGCTGGTGTTCCGCATGCGCGACGGGCGGCAGGCGATCGACGTCTCGCCCGACACGCTGGCGGTCAGCGACGAGATCGAGGGCGCGCTGGCCGAGACCCGCGCCGGCGAAGCCGAGATGTCGGGCCGGGTGCGCGTAGGCTTTTTCCAGGCCGATTCCGACCACCAGGTGGCCAGCGAGGAGGCCGTGTTGCCCGATCACGAGACCCATGCCGTCTCGGCCTCGGACCTGTCCATGGTGCTGACCCGCGCCGAGGGGCGCCAGACCGCCGAGCGCTGGCTGGCCGAGGCACGGGTGGCCCGCGACACGATGCGCTTTGCCCTGCCGCCCTCGCAGCTGGCGCTGGGTGCCGGCGACGTGGTGCGGCTGCCGGCGAAATCCGGCCCGGTTCTTGCGCGCATCGACAAGGTCGAGGTCATGGAGCACCAGGTGATCGATGCGGTACGGATCGAGCCCGACGTGTTCCGGCCCTCGGAGTTCCCCGAGGATGCCGCCGCCCTGCGGCCTTTCACCCCCGCCGTGCCGGTGACACCCTTCTTCATGGACCTGCCGCTGATGACCGGCGAGGAGGTGCCCCACGCGCCGCATCTCGCGTTGACGGCCGAGCCCTGGCCCGGATCGGTCGCGGTCTACGATGCGGCCGAGGATGCCGACTACGCGCTGAACGAGATCATCGCCGCGGAATCGGTGGTGGGCGTCACCGAGACGCCGCTCTTCGCCGCGCCCGCCGGGCGGATCGACCGGGGGGCGCCGCTGGAAGTACGGCTGCTGGATGGGGCGCTGCAGTCTATCTCGGATGCGGGGCTGCTGAATGGCGGCAACCTGATGGCGATCGGCGACGGCTCGTCCGACCGGTGGGAGCTGTTCCAGTTCCGCGATGCCGCGCCGCTTCTGGACAATCGCTGGCTGCTGTCGCACCGGCTGCGCGGACAGGCGGGCAGCGATGCGCTGATGCCCGAGGTCTGGCCCGCGGGCTCGGTCGTGGTGCTGATGAACGGCGCGCCCACGCAGATCGGCCTGGCCGCGGCGCAGCGGCGGTTGGCACGGCATTACCGGATCGGCCCGGCGCGCCGCCCGATCGACGACCCGTCCTATGTCCACACGGTGCAGGCCTTCGACGGCAACGGCTTGCGGCCCTACAGCCCGGTGCACCTGCGCGCCACGCCGCAGGGCGGCGGCTGGCAGATCGGCTGGATCCGCCGCACGCGGATCGACGGCGACAGCTGGGACCTGGCCGAGGTGCCGCTGGGCGAGGCGCGCGAACGATATCTCGTGCGCGTCATGCAGAGCGAGACGGTCATCCGCGAGGCAGAGGTCTCGACCCCGGGCTGGACCTATACCGGCGCGATGGTCAGCGATGACGGGCTGAGCGGCGCCTTCGAGATCACGGTGGCGCAGCTGTCGGAGCGCTACGGGCCGGGTCTCTTCGCGCGGCTGCCGCTGAGCGCATGAGGCCGGTCAGGCCGGGCGACCTGTCGGCCGCGGCGCGTGCGCTGCTGCCGTTGCCGCCCGGTATGCGGGCCGCCGCGGCGGACCGGCTGCTCGACGCGGCCGATGCGGCCGACCGCTATCGCCGCCGGTTCGGTCGCGCGCACCACCTCTGGGGCAACGGCACGCTGCGCGCGGCGGCGTTGGTGGGGGACGTGCCTTGCGAGCCGCGGCTCGACGATCCGGACTATATCCACTGCCTGACCACCGTTCTGGCGCGGTTGCAAGCGCGAAAGGCGACACGCTCCGGCTGACCGGAGCCCGTCACCCGCTGGCGCAGGAGATGCAGCGCCGGGCGGTCGGGTCGAGCTCCAGCCGCTTGATCGCGATCGGCTCGCCACATTCCTCGCACCAACCGAACGCGTCCTGGTCGAGGCGGGCCAGCGCAGCGCGCAGGGCGCGCCGCTCGGCGTCGCGCCTTGCCTGTGTCGCCTTGGCCATGGACTGGTTCAAGAGCGCGTCCTGCCGGGACAGCCGGCCCACCGATTGCTGGTCCAGCTCGACCGTGGCCTGCCCCTGGCGTCCCAGCGCATCCTCCTCGTCCAGCGCCTCCAGCCGCGCGGCGATCCGGGCGCGAAAGGCGTCCGCGTCGCTGTCATCCAT